ATACACCCTACTAGAGAGCCATATAACACGGGTATGGAAAATCGTGTTACAAAAATTATTTTAAAAGATTTTGTTACTTATGACATACCCTTAGAAGTTGTAGAAATAGATTTATTATATAAACGAGAAGATTCTAATGTTATATATTCTTTAGATACTATAAAACCTACAAACGCAGATGGATCAAATAATATTGCTTGGCATAATATTAACAGTTCTAATGCAAATATAATACTTCCATCTGGAACTATCACAACAGCAAGTGATAGAGGTTATTATGAAATAACAAAAGATTTAGTATACAGCGCTATTCCAGAAAATCAATTTTTAAGACCATGGGATAATGTACCAAAAAAAGCAAAAGCGCAAGATTTTACGGCAGGAAGATTAATATATGGTAATTATACTCAAAATATTAATTTAAAACCTGCAGATTACTCTAATATGAGAATAGTGTTAGAAAATAGAGGTTTTCATCAAGGAGATTATGCTAGTTTTATAACTGGAGAAAAATCTATAAAATCTCAAAGAACATATCAAGTTGGTATAAGTTTTTTAGACTTGTATGGTAGAGAAACACCTGTTTTTACTTCAAGTGAAAGTAATTCTTATAATGTAAATTATAATTGGAATAATGGTCCTAATGGAAATGCTTCTAGATCAAATAGACTTGCTGTTCAAAATATACCTCAAATAGAACACGTTTATCAGACTGTAACAGTAACAGGCGTTGAACATAGCAATGGTACTATTGGTCAGTATTTCTTTTTTGAAATAAATGATATGAATGATTTATTGTCCCAAGAATATGATAATTTTTCAATACATAATATAAAGCAATACAGACCAACTGCTAGTTCTTCTGGTGGTGTTGTTAATATTTTAATATATGAAGGACCGGTTAGAATATGGAATCAACAAAGTGCTAACTCTGGTCCTGCTTCACCTTCTGGTGGTGTTACTAAAGGTCATGGTAGATATGAACCTTTTTCTTCTTCTAGTGTAAACGATTGGCAAGAGGGAGATATTATAAGCGTAGAAACTGACGCAAAGTTTTTTAAAATATTTGTAAAAGAAACAGCTTCTGAGTATTATAATTTAGTATTAGATCGAGTTTATGTAGCTGAAGAAGATGGTAATTTATGGCTTTCTTTTCCTTCTTCTGATAGAAACAAAATAAAAGAAGATGATTTTATTATACTTAAAAAAACAATAGATTCAAACGACCAGGTTGATGATGAAAATAAATTTAAAATAATAGATATAAAAAATGAAGCGCCGCAGTTTATAAAAACAAAGCATAGATCTTTAGGTATTTTAGATGGAGGTGGTAATTTAACAGGTACTAATGGTTTATTTCCAGATATTAATAACCAACCTACTCCTGAATCTAATAAAATAATAATAAATAAAGATGCATTTGTTAATGAAGATGTTAATGATATAAAAGACGTTTTTGATTCTGGAAAAGAAATTTCTATTGAATTTCAAAAAACTACCGCAACAACAACTTTAATATCTAGAAGATATAGAATAGTTTCACTTGAGGATATTTCAGGTCTGAATCAATATAGAATAGTTATTGATAGACCTATTTTTATTCAAGATGGCTGGATAGAAACTAGTACTAGTGTATTAGACCCAGCTTTAAAAACAAAGTTTTCAGTGCAAGAAAATAAAGATTTACAAGAGTTTCAAGGTAGATTTTTTGTTAAAATAAAATCTGATATAATTACATCTCAGTATCTTATAAACCAACCGACTACGTCTGTTCTACAAAGTATAATAGATTCTTCTACGCAGATATTTTCTTTAATGAATCCAAATTTGTTTTTAGGGCAAAATCCTACGCCTAATAGTCCTCCTGTTCAACCTTCACTACCAAACACTAGCGGCGCATCTGACACTCAAAGTGATTGGCAAACAAATTTAGATTTTAATGGAAACGCACAAAACAACGGTGGAGTTAATAGTGGATGGTTTATTGATGGCGCTTATATGGCCGCACAACAACCAACTGTAAGTAGTAACATAGGTTTATATGCTGGCATGGGCACTCCTTCTTCAAATCCAGGCGCAACTGGCTTGCTTTACGATGTTTCTTGTAGTGGTAATTTAATGAATAATTACTTTGGGCCAGTTTATCCTTTATCAGCAGGATTTGTTGGTACTGGATGGATACATAGTAGTTATGGAAGTGTTTTGGCTAGTGGTACTCCAGATACCACCGTTACTCTGGCTGATGGTGGTTGGGTAGATGGTTTACAAGGTATTATAAACGCTAATTTTGAGCATAATAATACGTCTGGTGGTGGACAAGTTAATGGTGCTAGAGCTTGGAAAAGTCAATTAGGTACTTATGGTGATGTTGGTGAGCAAGTTTACGGGCCTCAAGGGACAACAGGTCATTATTTACACCTTTCTTTTTCTGGAGTTGGCGTAGCACTGCATGATGGATCTGATCTTAATGGCAATGATAATTTTCCACCAGTTAGTTGGTATGATAGCAATGCTTTAACTGCTGATGATTGGGAGCCTAGCGCAAAAATAAACTTACAGTCTATAGAAAACTACAATACACAAGCAGCCCCTGAACACAAGGTTTGTAATGTAGAACAAACAGGTTCTGCGTCGGGAGGTTTTGACGTTAACAAAATTAAATATCAATGGACTCCATATGGAGATGCTAGTATTGGTAATTATAACCAAGGAAATAAAGATTTAGTGGATAATTTAGTTCCTGGTAATAAATTTAGATTTGCTAATGATGCTTCAGAAACAGAATTTACAATACTAAACGTTACTGAAAAAAGAATTTATAATCATACTGCTTGGAATAGAAAAACCGCATGGAGCACTCAAGGAGGACCGGGGTCTGCAACAAGTGGTGTGATAGAAGATACAAGCACAGTACACTATGCTTGGCACAAGTTTGTTGCTGCATCTATTGATGGAAGTGCTAGTGCTACTGATGTTGCGTTTACTGATTTAGCAGTCGCGTTAAAAAGATTTGGTTCGCCTGACAACAGAAGAGTTTGTTACATACTTGAGTTAGATCAAAGTCCAGAAGATTTATTAAATAATCCAGAAAATTTAGGTGGACCTTCTTCTACTGTAGAATTTACAGATATAGAGTTTGTTCAACCGTTTTTTGAAAATGGACTTAATCCAGTAAGTAATAATCCAGCTATATTTGAAACAGAACCAAAAGAAAATTTAGATTTAGATATATTTTATGAGGCTTCTCAAGCATATCCAATGCAGTTAGACTTATCAACTCAATCTTCAATAGACAATAGAAAAGGTTATTTAATAGCTTCAATAGGAGACAAAGCAAGATCCAGTAAAGTACCAGCAAATACATCTGCATACGCATCGCAATCTCAACCAATATATATTGATTGTAGAGTAAAATCTTGGGATGGTAATATTGTAGAGTTAGATCTCGGGCTTTTTACAATTGATACTTTGCCTAATGGTAGTTCAGCAGCAACAAGTGGCGCACAAGGACTAACTGATCAAACAACTATTTTTCAAGGAAGTTTTATTGAATTTCATAAAGAAGACGGAAGTTATGCTAAAATGCGAGTTATTGAAGTAGAGGAAATAACAACTGGTATAGCTGCTGTTCCTGGTAGTAATGTTACTTTTAACCTTATTACTAAACTTAAGTTAGACCCAAAAGTAGGTAAAGTTGGCTTATCATATTACAATTGTTATTCATTTGGTAATGGTGTAGAATCTAATAGAATACGTGATGATTTTAATAGAGTTTTTATAAAAAACGGAGTAAAAGCTTCTACAACACTACAAGAGCAGTATAAGCAAGATGTTAGAGGTAGTGGTTTAATATTTTCTGGTATATATAATAAAAATACTAGTTTAAATGATTTAAACCAGTTTATAATGGCAGAAAAAATAACTAAAGAACTAGAGCCAACTTATGGTAGTATACAAAAGTTATTTGCAAGAGATAGTGATTTAATTGCTCTTTGTCAAGATAAAATAGTTCAAATTGCAGCAGATAAAGATATTATATTTAATGCTGACGGCAAGCCACAATTAACAGCTTCAAATAAAGTTTTAGGCCAGTCAAGACCTTTTGTTGGTGAATATGGTATATCAAATAATCCAGAATCATTTGCATCTTCTTCTTATAGAGCTTATTTTGCAGACAAACAAAGAGGTGCTGTGCTTAGGTTATCAATGGATGGTTTAACACCTATATCTTCTGCTGGCATGAAAGACTTTTTTAAAGACAAGCTTGAAGGTAATTATTTTAATATATTAGGAACTTACGATTCTAATAAAGATAATTATAATTTAACTTTTGACAATGGTGCGTCTGAAGATGGTTCTGGAAATTTTTCGTTTAACATAGATAATGATGGCGAAAACTCTGATTTTAAATCTACAGACACTGATGTTACAATTACTTATAAAGAAAACGTTAAAGGTTGGGAAAGTTTTAAAGGTTTTATACCTGAAGCTGGTTTAAGTTGTGCTAATGATTATTTTACAATAAGAAACGGTCAAATATATAAGCACACTGATACCATGAGAAGCTTTTTTTATAATACACAGCAAGGTTCTTTTGTTACAACAGTTTTTAACAATGCTCCTACAACAGTAAAACATTTTAACACTTTAAATTACGATGGAGAACAAGGTTGGAGATGTGATTTTATAGAAACAGATTTAAACACAGGAACAACTTTACACGACTTTTTAAATAAAGAAAATAAATGGTTTTCTACTATAATAGATGATGGTACTACTGTGAGCGGCGGTGTTTCTGGTGATTCTTTTAGTTTTCAAGGTATAGGTGTAGCGAGTAATATAGATTATAATATATAATTATGAAAAAAATAAAAAGCATAGCTCTTAGCAAGTCATTTTTAAAAAATACTTCATCAATCCTTAGTTATAAAATACAAGGAGATACTGGTGCTGTTTTTAGTTTACAAGTTAAAGACAGCTCTTCTCCTAATAAGTTTTATAATTTTGAAACAAATACTTTTACAAACACTTTTACCTCAGAAAACACACTTTCAAATGTTGTTTTAAGTTCTAACTTGTACGAATCAAGTATTTTAATACCAGATGGAAGTAGTGGTAATGAGTATAGATTTTTAGTTTTTGCAGAGCCAATATTTAACACAGAAATAGTAGGAGAAAATAGTTTTTTTTTAAAAAAAGATATAACACAAAAAGGAGAATCAGTTGTTAGGTTTAGCACTTCTTCAGATCAAACAGCTTCAAATTTTGTTGGATTAGGTACTAATGTTGGTAGTATCACTGGTAACTCAGGAAAAACTGCTAATTCTATAATAACCGTTTCAGACTATTCTATCGCAGACAGTGGTGATGGTACTGCTCTTGGCTATAAGTTTAGTTTTAGCACAAGAACTAAAACTCAGAAAGTAGCTGCTGATAAACAACCTATAGATAGTGACTTTTTTACTTCACAATCAAAAACAACAAGTGGTAGTGGTAGTAGTGCTACGGCTATGGTTTTAACAAATATAGACAACTTAGCTGTAGGCATGAGTTTAATTAGTATTACAAGTAGTACTGTAACAACTAGTGGTAGCTTAGGTGTACTTACTTTTCCTACTATCACAGCTATAGACACGGATACTAATACCGTTACTTTGTCAAGTGCACATAGTTGGGCTGATAATAAAGCAGTTGTTTTTAGGGCTTATGGTAGTGATTTAATAAGAAAATCAACAGGTGGTGTTTTTTCTTTTAATAATTTTACAGTTGAACCTTCTACACAATTTGGTACGGTTGTTGTTAATGGTACTACTGCTGGAAACACTACTGTTGTTGTAGATGCTTTAAGTGGTATTTCTATTGATAGTAGAATATTTGGTGCTGGAGTTGATACAACTGATGATAATAACAAAATAGAAAACCTTAGCTCAGACGGCTTAACGTTAACTATGGGTGGAAACCAAGAAATAAAAGATAATGTTCCTTTAAAAGTTTTAGGATCTTCTACGTCAACACTGATAAATGGAGAAATATTAATTAGTACGTTTCCTAGTATATCTACAGATATTTTTTATGATATAGATAGGTCACATATACTAGCAACAACAGCATAAATTATGGCAGATAGAATAAAATTTTCAAACCCAATAAACGTTTCTGTTCAAGTCGGAGATACATTATATTGGACTCAATACAATCAAATCACAAATGTTGCGAATCAAATACCTACACTTGTTGGAGAAGTAATAAATGTTGGTGTAGATTTTGTTGACGTAGATAACGCGCCATCGTTTACACCAAAAAACATGCTGTTTATGTTTAGAAAGCCTAATGAAAATAATGCAGGTATAAAAGGTTACTACGCGGAAGTTAAATTATCTACTTTTAGTCAAGGTGAACTTGGTGGTAATTTTCTATTTAAGAAGACAGAATTGTTTACTGTTGGCTCTGAAATAGCTGAAAGTAGTAAATAAAATATAAAAAGTGTAATTATAAATACATAAAACAAAGAATATGAATATAGTAGGATATAGATCTCCTTTTAAGAAAGCTTCACCATTAAAAAACGCAGCTTTAGCTCAAATAGGTATGGCTGCAGCTCCAGGTATAATTGGTGCTATTGGTAGTTTATTTGGTTCTAGAAGAAGAAGAAGAGAGCAAAAAGCAGCAGCCGAAGAGCTGAAAAAAAGAAGAGAAGCTTTTGAAAGTATACAATATGTAAATCCATATGAAAATTTAACAAACCCATATGCTGGTTTACAAAACCCTTATGCTGAAAACTTATATGAAGACTTAGGCGTAAATATGCAAGCAGCAGATTTTTTAAGAGAACAACAACAACAGTCTCAAGCTAATTTAATGCAGCAGTATAGAGGTGTTGCTGGTGGCTCTGGCGTAGCTGGACTTGCACAAGCAATGTCTAATATATCATCTAAACAAGCTCGTCAAGCTTCTCTTGATATAGCTAGACAAGAAAGAGCTAATGAACTAGCTAGAATAAAAGGTGAGCAACAAAGAAGAACTGGTCAGTTTGGTGTTGATAAAATGAAAGCCGGAGCAAAAGGAAAATTAGATATGCTTAAAGCTCAAGGAGAAGATTATGTAAGAAGGCAGGAAAACGCTAGAACACAAGCTTTATTTGGTTTAAGTTTAGATAGAAAAATGGCTGCTGATAAAGCTAGACAAACTGCTAGGGCACAATTTTATGGTGGTTTAGGTTCTGCCGCGGCTGGTATTGCTGGATTATATGCGCCAGGAGGCATGAGATCAGGTATGTTTGGTGATGATTTGTTTAGTTTAAGTGGTGGAAGATTTGGCACCAATCCAAGTTATGGTATAAGTCCTTCAACAGGTTATAATGTAAATTTACCAGACGAAGGCGGTATACCTGGTTTACCAGATTATTTAGAAAGATAAATATTAAAAATTAAATTATGGCAGACGAAATAAATTTAGAAAACTTAGACATAGATAAAGCTATGGATTTATCAGCTGAAGAACTAAAAACTTTAGGTTTAGATAAAGACAAACTTTTTGATGTTCAGCAAAAAGCTACTTTTGCTACAGATCAAGCTTTAGGTGTTGGTGCCGGTGCTATAACTGGTAAAAAAGTTGATAATTCAGCTATTGATAAATATATTACACAAATAGAAAAACCAACCGGTACAGATGTTTATAGTAAACAAGCTGCTATGTACAGAGCTAGAGGTGAAGGTGATTTTTTACGTACACAAAAAAATCTAAGTAATTTATTATTACCTACATTAGATTTAATAAAAAAACGTGAGGCTGCGGCTATGGCTAGATTTACTTTGTTAAAAAATCGTATGCCAGAGTTTGATGATACTACTATATTTGGTGATCAAAGTGGTAATCCTATGCCTATTTCAGATGAAATAAAAAATATAAGTAACACAAACAAAGAAGATTTAAGACAGTTATCTCGTTTAAATCCTATGGATGAAAGATATGATGAGATAAAAAAGAGAGTAGAGAAAAATCAAAAAACTATAGTTGAGTTCGATGCTGTAAATAAAAAGTTGTTAGAAATAAGGAATGCTGGTACAGACGAGTCACAATGGAGTAGAGGTATGGATGAAACCACTGCAAACATGTGGAGAGATATTTACACTAGCAATGGTAAAAATATAAAAATCCAAGATGGTAAATTAGTTTGGACTGACGAAAAAGGCACAACTAGAAACACTTATAATATACCTGATGATAATACCGTGGGAGGTAGAGATGTTTATGACGACGAAACTTATGATGTTTTAAGAAATACTAGAGGTGATGATGAAAACAGTGAACAATATAAAAGAGGTGAAGCTTTGAGTACATTACACTGGTTTGGTGATCAAGATCTTGAAGGTAATGATCCAGGAAGTCATTATAGTGAAAGCTCCGCAAAAGACGTTCAACAATCACTTAACACTCTTGGTATTACAGACAACGATGGTAACGCACTTGAAGTAGATGGTAAATTTGGACCTAAAACAAGAGAGGCTTTTAAAAAATATTTAAAAGTTAGAGGTAAGTTAAACGAACAACATCTTGATAAATACATGACAGAAGAAGATGCTGAAAAATATAGAACTTCTAAAACTACAGGTGTTGGTGAAACAAGAGTTATAGATTTATCACAAATAGGTGATGGTCCTACAACAATACATAACGGTGCTGTAAATCAAGACATATTGATAAGAGGTAATGCTCAAGAACTTATAAACCAAGGTATAGGTATTGACGAGCCAATGTACAATACTTTAATAAAAAAAGAAATAGCTACTTTAAATAATGTTGGGCCTGATGGTATAAAATCTTTAATATTTGATGGTCTTCGTAATGATCCTGATAGTATCTATAATGGTATTAATACAGATACTTTTTTAGAGCAAGTTATAAAAAATCATTATGGTTCAGACTTGTCAGAAGAAGAAATAGCAGAAAAGATAGAATTAATGCGTACTGAAGATGTTACGCAGATGTATAATAACGGTAAAGGTGGCCAAGATACTTTACAGACTCAGTTTATGGAGTGGTATAAAAAAGAAATTGACACACAAATTACAGAAGGTAAAAAATCTAAACTTGTTGGCGGGACACCTACTGGCACAGGAACTGGAACCGGTACTGGCACAGGTACTGGTACTGGCGGCACTGCTATTTTAAACAGTCAATTAGGATCAGCACTTCAAGACAATGCTGTTGTTTATGACTGGGGCTCTCGTGGAGTTCAACCTTATACTATTGAAAATTCATTAAATGGTATTTCGTTAGAAACTGGTGAAATAGGTATTACTGGTGAAAATTTAAAACTTATACTAGATAACGATACTAAGGATGTAAGAAAGAAAAAATACGAAAAAAGTGGTTTTATAAAAAGTGAAAGTACATACAAAGATCAAACATATAAATTAGGAACAGATAATATACTTTATTCTTGGGATTATGTATATGATAGAGAAAACGATAGCTATAGCGATGAAAAAGCATGGGTTAAATCTGATTTTAATGCAGATAGTAACGACCCTGCAAAGGTCGCTGCATATCAACGTATAATAGAAGCATTTGACGCAGGAACTTCAGGTGCTATGGGTACAGTTTCATCAAATATTAAACAGTTTGACCAATATGACTATGGTTATAAAATTTACAAGTTAAACAAAGTTAAAGGATTACAGATGGATAGTTTAGGAAATGTAGATTTTGATTGGATTAGAAGACCAAACGATGCTGGAAAATATATAATGGATTATAATACCAACGAAACAGTATTAAATCGTATGAAAAAAGCTTATGGAGCTCTTGGTTTTACTTTTAGTTTTAATGATACAGATGACGATTTAACTGTTTATTTCCAAGATGTAACAGGTGCTAAAAGAAAAGTAGGAACATTTACAACTGATAGAGCTTGGATTACTGACGACAGTATAAGAAAAGAAGATGAAAACAAAATTATTTCGGCAATGCAACGCGAGTGGGAGTCAAGTAAGAGATTCGTGCAACATAATTCAAAACAAAGAATTGAGAAAGAAGGCAACAAATATTCAATAATAGGAAATTAAAATATGTATATATTTCAAATACCAGAAACTGGAGCTACATATGAAGTACAGCCAAATGAAGTAGAAAAATTTCAAAAAGATAATCCTACTGCTGTTTATTTAAGAGGTGGCGAAGGTGGTGGTTCACAAAAACTCTATGTGGGTAATATGGTTTATTATGTTGAAAATCAAAACATAGATAGTTTTGTACTTGATCATCCTGGTAAATTAATTGAAACCTATGACATGAGGGAAGATCGTATAAAGCAGCAAAAAGCTTTAGCCGAAAAATATAAAGATGATCCTTTTACGCTAAGTACTTGGAAAGGTTTTGTAGACTGGTGGAAAGTAGGTGAAAGAGGAACTCAAGAAAAAAATACTTGGGCAGAAACGTTATTAGGTAAAAACCAACTTACTGATCTTTTTTCAGATACTTATAGAGGTATAAAAAAAGGTGTATACCAAGCGTTAGATATGGATGACTTAGCTTTAGCGTTTAAGGTAAAAAATCGTAATTTAACACCGGGTGAACAAAAAAGACTTTTTGAAGCAGTAAAAAGACAAAGTGAGTTAGGTATGAGTGACGAAATGATCGTTTATATGAACTCTAGAAATCCAATTACTGAAAACGGTACTTTTGATGCAATGGACGCTTTATCTGGAATGAGTCCTACGTTAATGTTTGAAACGTTTGCTAGTTCTATTTCTAGTATGGCAGTGGGACTTACTCAAAAAGAAGGTTTATCTTGGGCTTTAGCAGGAGTTGCGATAGCAGATAATGACTCTTGTAATACTGCTTTTGGAACAGC